CCTACAGATTTACAAGAACCAGGTGTGTAAAAAAAATTTTTTTATTCAAAGAATCCTGATAAGTCATTTTGGCTGCAAGTAGAACATAAACCATCATACAAATCATCAGCCCAGGTAGGTTGTAGACACTGGTCACAATCAACTGCCTCTATATCTGTCATAACTTTCCTTTCCATACCCTAGACTGGCTAGGGTATATACAGGGAGGAACATGAATAAAGAAATCATGTCATCTTCAGTATAGCAAAAAATGGTTAATGAGTTGCCCCAGAAACCATTTCTTGCATATTATTTATTTGTATATCCCAATACAGGTACTTGTATTATATCTACCTTGTGTTATTATTCAAGTAACAAAAATTATTTAGGAGTAGATAGATACAGGTAAAGAGGGCATCAGGAGCACAAAAGGCTTACCAGGGAAACCTGACCAACTAGAAAGACAAGTAAGCTACCCAAGGTCTAAACCAAACTAAATAATCAAAACTTTTCGCAACTATATTGCATAGATGCCTGTTATGAAAAACCAGCTAGACTACCCTTATTGAAGAAATGTAAAGAGTGTGAAAACACCCTAAAACAGATAGGTAAACAGAATAGATACTACTGTGACAGTAGCCCTACTATATGTAGTATGTCAGGTAAAGTACACACTATATAGTATGCTTTCTAGACACTGTTTTAGTACGCTTTGTTCTACTTAAATATTGGGTTCCTACTAGACTATACACACAAGGTCAGATTGACATTTGCATTGTATTTACTGTCTTATACATAGTTTACAAACTTACATTGTTGTTATGTTGTTGTTTGTTGTAGAAATAATTGTTTGTGTAGGTGTTGTGAATGGTTCTGTGTCAAAAGAGGGATACGACATTTACAACAACCCCCCACCATTATTGAAACCCAGCCAATCAAATCAATAAAAAGAGTGGGAAAAAAATATTAAAGAAATACCCAACTAATTATAAATGTATAGTACTATTTACAGTAAGTAAAAACTAAGGGAGGCAAAATGCCAAGATTAAATATAACTGAAGAGGAACAGTTAAGGAATCTAAATGGAGTACCAACTCCAAGTAGACCTAAAGTACTACAAAGCGATTACATTCATAAGAATGAGGCACCAACAGACAGTTGCGATGACTGTTCAAGTTGGTTTGATTTAAGCGAACTAGACCAGGTGTTTGTTGTTCAAACAGAGGATGACGAACTATTAACATTTTGTGATGACTATGTATGCTATCACAACTATACAAACTAAGGAGGAATATGAAAACAAAGAGCAGATTTGAACTTATAAAAGAGTTCAAGCAGGATATAAAAGATTATTATTTATATAATGATAACTTTACAGAGGAGGAACTAAACGACATAGACACTCACGAACTAGCACAAAGTCAATTGTCTGTATATTATGCAGGATTAATTGAACAAGCTAACGAACTTGAAGGAGATGAGTGGAGGCAAGTTTGGTTAAATCCTAGCGAATTAAGAGCAGAAAATTGTAGCCCTTACGATACATTAATGGATAATTTATATATTCTATATATTGAATTATTTAGCGAGGCAATTTACGAATTGATACAAGAACTAAAACAAACTGTATAACTCCCCTTAGTTATACGATACGAAGGAAAACCCCACTCTGCCCAGTGGGGTTTTTCTTTTATATGACTTGCAAACAGATATGAACATAGTAATCTATGTACATGGTTATTAACAAGGAGGATAACATGAAAAATATTAAAGTAGAAAAAATTACTTTATATATAGCAAGTGATAAAAGCAAAACAGATACTGCTTTTGATAGTGTCATAGGAACAGTAATGGAGGATAGCTTTATGAGTGACTATACATTACTTGATTTTGACAACCCAACAGAATACAAGTTAGTTAAAAAGTAAGGAGGAATAATGGCTTTTAATCCAAATAAAAGTTTAGCAAAGATAAAGCCAGAACTATTAGAACAATGGGACTATGACAAGAACAGTATTAATCCAGAAGAGGTTGGATTTAGTTCTAAAAAATTTGCATGGTGGTTATGTAATGAGGGACATAGTTTTGAACAGAGGATAGGAGATAGAGGAAATACAAAATATGGTTGTAAAGAGTGTAGTCCATATTCTTTAGGAGATAACAATATGTTGTCCTTAGTTTATCCAGAATCTTTAGACCAATGGGACTACAACAAGAATCAAAAATTACCACAAAATTATGGATACAAAAGTAAAACAAAAGTTTGGTGGACTTGTAAAGAAAATCATAGTTTTAAACGAGCTATTTATAAACAAGTAGAATCAAAAATAAAATGTACTGTATGTCATAGTTTACCATTCCAATATCCAGAGATTGCGAGAGAGTATCACCCAACAAAGAATGACAGAGATGTAAACACTTTAACTTCATGGAGTAGTTTTAATTCATGGTGGCTATGTCCTAAAGGACACGAGTATAAATCAACTGTTGGAGATAGAATCCATAAAAACTGTGGTTGTCCTTATTGTTCTGGAAGATATGCAACACCAAAATATAACTTAAAAATACATAGTCCAGAGATTGCTAAGTATTGGGATTATACAAAGAACAGTACAACACCAGACCAAGTAACACCCAGTTCACATACAGAATATTGGTGGACTTGTAAGAAGAATCACAGTTACAAAGATTCTCCTAACACAAAACAAGATAAACCAAATTGTCCAAGATGTTATGACATAGATGTTAAGGGATATTTTTATTTATGTGAGGATAGAACAGGTATAAAATTTGGTATTGCTAAAAATATTAAAAGCAGATTACGAAGTCATAACAATTTACATAATTTAAAAACTATTGGGTATATAGAATTTAATAGCTTTTATGAGGCAAAACAATTTGAAAAACAAGTTAAAAAATATGTTGCACAAAATAATTTATACAGAAGGGTACATAAAAAATGGAGGGCAAGTGGACAAACAGAAGTTATATCTAAATTAAAACTATCAAGAATAATTGATTTAGATATGTTTGGTTTTATCTGGTTAATGAAAATAGTAAAGGAGGAGGAATAATGCTGTATATATTTAGATGTATGATGACTACTCATGTAGTAGTACAGGATAGTGAACCATATATAACAACAGGTGAACGACCTATGTGCGATTTTTGTTACGACCAAGCAGAAGAAGGTTGTAAAAAATAGTTGTTTACACGACAACATCTGTTAAACTGACAGTAGATATGTACATAAGGAGTATATGTATAAGGTACTAAGTACATCAATCTATGGTGGGAGTATGGAGTTTGACTTTGATACTCTACACCAGGCACAGTTAAAGGTTAGAGAGTTGAAAGACCATGACCATAAAGATGCTTTCATAGTTAGATTGATTACAGTAAATAGTTAAAACAAAATAGGAGGAACTGAATATGGAATATTATATCTATGTGCTTATAGTTGCATTGACAATTACAAGCGTAGGTGCATTATTGACACTAGGCTTAGTGTTGTGGTGGTTGTACGACAACTTTCCATTTAAATACATTAAGCTAGACAATTCATTTGTTGATACAATAGATGAACTACAACAGGACATTTACGAATACTTTGATGAGGAGGCACAGCGTGAGTGATATGGAAACTAAATTAGAAAACATACAACAACAGATAGATTATAAGCAACAGAGCTTAGATAATCTACTAGAACTAAGACAGAAATTTGTCATAGAGGCATACCATAATGGAATGTCAATGATAAAGATAGGGCAACTGCTAAAGATTACACGACAAAGAGTGTATGCAGTTATAAAAGCAGAGGAGGAGTAATGGCTAAGTTTAACTTAGAAAATTATGAAACAGTTGAGGAAAGATTAAAAGTATTCTGGAAAGACAATCCAGAAGGGCGTATTTTTACAGAGGTTGTACACGAAACTGATGATGGTAGTTGCGTGACAATCAGAGCTTTTATATATAAAGATGAAAATGACACTAATCCAATATCAACAGGCATAGCACAAGAAACAAAAGGTCAAGGTGGTTTTGCTAATACAGATGCGTGGGTAGAGAACTGCGAAACATCTGCTATTGGTAGAGCATTAGCGAACTGGAAATATCAGGGCAGCAATAAGCCTAGACCTAGTCAGCAAGAAATGAGTAAGGTACTAAAAGAAGATACACCTAAAACTCCTAGTAAAAAAGAGGTTGCAAAGATTACCAATGACAGTGCAGAGAAATTTGCAGAAGATATTGGTGCAAAGAAAAAATCTGTTGGCGACCAACTCAATGACATCTTAAAAGAGATGATACCTAATGATAAGAAGATGAAAGAGGTTAAGACAAAAATCTATAACGATATGGTTAGCAGCACAGAGGTTAGCGAAGATGTAGACAACTGGACTAACAAAGATATGGACAAGTTCTTAAACAGAGTAGAAGTTTTCTTAGAAGATGAGGACATTATTGATGTAGTCATAGGTGCAGAAGTTATTAAAGAATGCCCAAGTTGTAAACAAACAGGGAATGTTGAGGACAACAGAGAGAAAAAATCAGACCCTAAGTTTTCTAAAATACCTGACTTTGCATGTAGCAACTATGGTGAGAACAATGGTTGTGGTAAAGGTTGGTGGATAGGTAATGATGACCTACCAACAGAATGGATTTAGAAAGTGCAGGGGAAATCTTTAATGTCAAGAAACTTAAAGATAAACTACAAAAAAGGTATCCCAACTACAATTTTGATGTACCTCCTTTACCTGATAGGGAGTGCAAAGCACCAATCTTATGTAAAAACAAAGATAAAGTCAGGTACACAGACAGTGAGGGAAATCTTTACTGTGGACAAAGGTACAAGTTAACTAATGAAAACAACCCATACGAATGGGAATGGCGAACATGTCACGCCTTACTTAAAGAAGCTGACAAAGGAATTAAGCCAAGTGAATTACCATTTTGATTATCAAGTATGGATTGAATTTAGAAAGAGAGGAAAGAGAAGATGATAGATGTAATGTTAAGCAAAGCAACAGAGGGTATGTTGATTGCAGAATTATTAAATAGAAGAAACGATAAGGAAGTACCTTTGTTTATGGGTAAGAGTATTTTGTTGCCTACTGGACAACAACAACTCATAGCCATACTTCCTAACATACAAATACTTACGAATGTAGAGCAAGAGGAAGAATAATGGACTTCAGCGACATGGAGTACAACGACAGGGTAGAAGGTGGTGTTGGTAAACAAGCAGAGGACATCTTTGAACAACACCTTACAGACTTAGGGCTAGTAAAACAAAAGGATTGGTTAAAAGCAGCAACTAGCCCATGGGAACATAGTATTGATTTCTTTTGGTATTACACAGACATCATAACTGTTCCTGATTACATCTTTAACAGAAGAGATAAGTTGTATTTGACAGAGGTCAAAGGTACAAAGAAGATAAAGTTCTCTGATATGGTAAAGCTACGAGAGTTATACGACAGAGCAAAAGATTATCCTGAAGTTAAAGTTGGTATAACTTATGTCAACATAAAAACAAAAGAGGTCAAGTGGTATTCTTTTGATGAAGTATTAAAGATGTGGGATAGCGTAAAAGAACATCATACTTACCACGAAAAAGACTTCAAAGGTCAAGAGAAAAGATACAAAATTCTTCCATTGTAAAAATACACGATTTGACAAATGTGTCAACATGTGCTAACATGGTATTAGCTAATAAAACAAAGGGAGGAATTATGGCTAGAAATAAATGGATGGAAGATATGTATAAAATTCCAGAACCAAAACCAGAATGTTGGAGTTGTAATAAAACTTTTAATTCTGTATCTGTCAAAAACCAACACGAAGAAGAGTGTGATGAATGGATGGAGGATTAAAGTATCTTTAGATTATCCCAACCTTTTTCATTGACAGTAAATGTAAGAACACCAGGGTGCGACCACATACCACTTCTAGCAGTAAAGTCTATGGACTTATCTAAGCTAGGTGATTGAAACCAGGTCCTGTCACCCTGCTGCTTACTACGAAAGTGATGATAGTGACCTGTGATTAAGATTTGACACTCACCAGCAGGAAGAAAGCCATACATCTGACCTTTCCACCAGTTTTCTATCTTAGTTTCAGGATTGCTGCCTCCACCTGAAGTCATGTGTCCATGTGTCCAACCACAAGTTATGCCTTTGATGTCCATGACTTGATGAAACCCATCAGGAACTATAACTGATACTTTTTTATATCTATCAGGATTAGCTTTCATAATCTCTTCACATATCTGCAAGTGCATTGTGTCTGTATTGTCTAATCTGTTAGTGACAACCTGACCTTTCTGTGACCTAGAAGCCTCACCATGATTACCTGGTGCTCCTGCGAGAACAAGTTTATCTGCATGTGGTAAGAAAGTATCTACTGTTTTCATAATCATAGACCTAGCTAACGCATACTGTTCTATCATTGTAAGTTCAATGTTAAATGGTTGACTATCATAAAAGCCATAACAGTTTTCAGTTAAATCACCTAGTCCTATCATGTATATTTCATCTATTTGGACACCTACCTTACGCAGTTCCTTAATTCTATTTACTGCGTCTTGTAGGGCTATATCGTAGCGTTTAAGGGTATTCTCAACGCCATAATCTTTCTTACCTAACTGCCAGTCAGCCATAAAAAACAAAAAAGCAGTGTCACCTCCATGTGTTTTTAATTTTAATGGTGGTTTTCTACCTG